TGGACACTCTTGGAGTTCGCAGGAGGCGGAGTCGTACCTATCGTCGGTTGTGCCGGAAACACTGCGGCCGACTTACACCACGGCCCTGACAAGTCTACTCTCAACAACGAAGTCGGAATCAATCTCCACCGAATCTGCGAGTACTGCCACAACAGATGGCACGAACTCAACGATGAGTACTACGGAGACAGACCAGCAGACAACATGAACTATGTCCCAACAGATAGAGAGGTAGAGCCTCACGACAGGGTAACTCGCGCCGACAGGCAGGTCATCCTGGCTAATGAGAAGTGGTTCCTCACTCCCAAGTCTGAGCGACCCAAGTATAGAGAGTGGAAGCTCAGAGAGTTGAAAACCAGAGTCGAGGAAACTAGCTCGATTTGACAGGACCTCAGTTGCCTGCTATAATGGGTATAGTCGAAAGTCAGAACGATAAAGTCAAAGGGGAGAGCTGTGTCTTATACTGACAAGTCTAGCCACAGTGAGGTAGAGAGCTTCGCGGCATGTGAGCGGAAGCACTACTACACATACGGCCAGAAGGTCCAGGGTCGGACTACCTCCGACAGTCTGGCAAGAGGCAATGTGGGCCATCAAGCCCTGTCTCAGTACTACCAACTGTGTGCTCTCGGTGCTCCCGAGGATGAGGCAGTTGACGCAGCTTTCGATGCTGCCAAGATCGAGATGAAGAAGTACAATGTCTTCGACCCCGATAAATTGTTGGGTCAGACAATCACTCTTCTCGGTATGTACTTCGACAACTATGCGGAAGAGTACTCGCGGATCAAAGTCTTGGAAGTCGAGACTATGTATAACGCGCAACTCACGTCAGAGTTTGTCATGCCGATGCGGCTTGATGTCATCCTGGAGTTCCCGCCTTACGGAGTCTTGGCGTGGGACCACAAGTTCTGCAATGACTTCTTCGATGTCGACAAGATCGACCTCAATCCACAGTTGCCACGGTACTGGGCTGCTCTCGATGCTCTTGGCAAGAGAGTCGACGGAGTCTGGTACAACGAGATCCGGTATCGGAACACCAAAGAGAACAATGCCGATCCGAGTCAGAGGTTCAAGCGGACTAACGTCCCACTGAAGCCTGCCAAAGTGGTGACTGTCATGCGGGAACACATGATGATTGCTAAGCGCATCACTCATCTCAAGAGTCTTCCACTAGTAGAGTGGGAAAGGAGTGTGGTAAGAAATACACTGGCCTGTAACATGTGTCAGTTCCCACTGCTCTGCTCATCTGATCTGGATGGTGGACAGGACAGTGACCTCATCGTCAACAGTTTCTACGAGCCAAGAGAGTACCGATGATTCCCGATCAAATCAACAGTCAAGTAGTCACAGTCAGGACTCCTGAATGCCCGGAGTGCCATCAGTCCAGTCTCGTCCGTCTGTCGAAGGGTCAGTATGATCTGCTGATCTCCAATCAGGGTCACATTCAGGATGTCTTCCCTGGGTGGAGTGCTGACCAGCGAGAGTTGCTTATCTCTGGCACCCACAAGGAATGCTGGGTCAAGATCTTCACCGACAGGGACGAGGATCCCGAAGATGAAGATGTCTGGGATGATGAGGCTCCCGAGCCGGAGAGTGTCGCATGATTCTCTTCTGTCCCAAGTGTGAGCACGGAAGTGACACAACCACTGCTATTGGTGGAGATGTAGTACCGCCAAAAGAAGGAGACGCTGTTGTCTGTAGGTCATGCGGAGTACTCTCTTTCGTCCTGGATGCGTCGACAGGTAGGTGCCGTCCTGCGAAGGATCGGGAAGAGTTTGACGGAGCAGTGATTCAGATGCTCGAACTACTCCCCAACTCTCTTGTGTCTACGGCACTCATCGAAGTCGACAGGCGTGCCCATACTGTCCATGTGTATGTCAACCATGACTGATCCGAGCTTCGAGAGAGCCTTCACCGACAGAGACCCTGTCATGGAACTACTCAAGAAGATGGATCAGGACAGACGCAACTTGGAACAGGTGATGGGTGACTATGTCGATGGGACAGTTGAAGCAGATGGACCTGAAGATCTTCGACACTCACAGTTGGAGGACTAGGTACGACGGTAACAATAGTCTTGGTGAACCCACATACAAGGCAAAGTGTATCGTCTGTGGCACTACCATTCCAGAGTTCAGAGAGTCAGGTCAGTCATGTCCGGGAAGTTCATCATGCACTTCGACAGAGAAGGCAGACCAATAGAGTTGCTCGACTGGGCTGCGAAGATGGAGGATCCTAACTACAGGTACGTGGCACAGGAGACTATCGGTCAGTACAAAGTCTCGACTCTCTGGTTCGGACTCAACTTCAACTGGGGCGAGCTACCTGTCGGGATCTTCGAGACGATGGTCTTCTGTATTGCAGGAGAGCCTGATGAGTGGGACTACTACCAAGTCAAGAGTAATAGTATAGGTGAGTCTGCCAGCAATCATATACTGATCTGCTGGAACATACGAACCTTCTACATCAAAGTCCTAGAGTCTAGTGTCGATAACTCCCATCGACCAGAGGACAACCGAACTCATGAGTTCACCAGCACTAACTCAATCGTCACCAGTCATGGAGGAATATCTCCTACGGCTACAAGCCACGATGGAGAGTCTGAACACAGCAGTACCGACATTCAAGGGGATGATCTACGGGGTGTCGGGAGTGGGCAAGACAGTCCACTCACTGATGATCGCCCAAGACATCACACCGCCAGACAAAGAGATCTTGTACGTGGATACGGCAGAAGGATGGGTGAGTCTAGAAAATCATCAAGAGTTGAAGAGACGAACGACTCGGATGAGGTACGTCAACCTCAATCAGATCGAGGCTCTGTGCAAAGGCTTCAAGAGTGAGGCACCTAGTATCACTCGGTTCAAGACTATCATCTTGGATGAAGCAACATCAGCAGCCGACTTCGCTCTTGACGAAGTACTCAAGTTTAGAGCGGGACAAGACAGGACCAAGGATCCCGACACTCCTACCCAGCCGGATTACAACACTACCACCAACAGAGTTCGCAAGACATACATGGAACTTCTCACGCTCCACGGTGTCAACGTCATCCTCGTCTGTCACACACGAAAGGACAAAGACAATCGAAACATAGAGGTAGTCTCTCCTTCCTTTCTCCCGAAGCTAGGGCAGAAGATCAAGCAACCACTCCATCTCATCGCTCAACTGACAGGCAATGAGATCGCCACCGAAGATGGCAAGAGTTCGTATGTCAGGATCCTACAAGTGCACCCGACTAGAACAGTAGACGCGAAGTGCAGGATTGGGGGACTCCCGCCCCAAGTAGAGTACCCACAGTTCATCAGCAGGTTGCAACAATGGCTGGCTGGATCTGTCCCGGACAATCCAACCAACGTGATTGTTCCTGACCACGATCCGGAGATTCCAGAGTCAATAGAGATTGAGGAATAAGCAGAGTGTCTATCTTCGATGACGTCAACTTCGATGAAGGAACAGACAATCCGTTCGGACTAGACGTTGGAACTCACGACGTCAGTATCAGCGAGGCAAGTATCGAGCGGAGCAGCAAGGGGAACCTGGGACTGTGGCTCACGTTCTCCGACAGCAACAAGAAGTCCATCCGGAAGTGGACTACCATGCCAGAGCCAGATCAGGAGGAAGATGTCCGAGTTCGTAACACTTCCTTCCTCCGACTGTTGCTCAAGAGCCTGGAGATTCCGGAGGATCGTTGGGGGAAGCTGACTCCCGATGACTTCATCGGTATCGACTGTGTCATTGTCGTGACTCAACAGTCCAACAACTCCGAGTACAACCAGGTCAAGAAGATCGCTCGGTCTCATGCGAACAGTCGGTACGGCACTGACAGTTCCACTGCCTACGGGGACGACAGCCTGTCGGAGTTCATGAAGAAGGGTGGAGATGATGTCAAAGCTGGCGGAGGATTCGACTTCTGAGGAAGAGATCCCACCGGACGTGTACTTCTGTCCAGAGTGTATGCGTCCATTCACCAAGCTGGGAGAGAAGCTCCGACACATAGCGAGCGAGCATCCCGACAGGGACATCACAGCAGCAGACGAGAAGTCAGAGATCCAGCACTGACAGTGCGCGGGCCTGGGCTGTTATTGTAGGGGATTGACCTGACCTATTAACAGTGGCGTCAGCCAGGTGACGGGAGTGAGTGGTAACCCGCCGTACTAGTATAGGAGGCTAACAATGGGAGGACTATACGAGAGTCACTAAGTCACACAGTCACAAAGTCAAGCAGTCAAACCAGTAGTGAAAGGCAAGAACAATGGCACAGGTACAGGTCCGAATCGTGGCGGAGACAGTCATCACTGTCGACACTGAGAACCTCGACAACTACGAGGAACTCGACACCTACTTGAAGGGTGTGCCTGTCGAAGACGCAACCTCCAAGCAGTTGGCAGTGGCGATGGTCCGCTGGGATGATGACGAAGACTCTCTCGCACTGGATGAGATGGAGTGGAAGGTCCTTGGCGTTTCCACGCTGGACTAGTTCCGCGGTACTGATGGGTGTCGGGATAGTGATGGTGATTGTCGCAGTGATTGTCATTGTGTTCAACCTCTTCACTGTCCCGGCCCCTGTCGGTTCGCCAACAGTCCATATTCCACAGGTAGTCAGGGTATCTACATCTAACCCTTGGCCTTACCCAGTCATAATGCCAGAAGACATCGGGCGTCTAGAGTCAGAAGTCTACAAAGTCTGCGAGCAGTATGCCAACCTCGATCTGTCGGGGATGGTACAGCTTTGCAAGAGAGTAGGTTACCAAGAGTAGGAGAGTCATGGGTGGTGGCAACAGTTACAACGGATGGCCAGCCAACAGTGATCCAAATGCAATCGGGATCGACACCAAGTGGGGAGCCAAAGTCAATGCTCCTGCCTTCGGGAGTGGTGGCTACGCAGGAGGTATGAAGAGTGGCGATGTCAGTACACTCTTCGTCTATCTAGTCAACAGTCTACAGCCGATCGAACCAATGATGAATCAGTCAGGAGGTAACGGCTATGGATGCTGGGGATACAGTTATCGTGCAAACGTTAACAATCCGAGTACACTCTCCTGCCACGCCAGTGGTACAGCGATTGATTACAACGCACCTAAACACCCTAACGGAACTAGCACAGGTCCTAATGGTGGAGGGGGATGGAGTGGAAGTCAGTATAACGCAATCAAAGCGATCCTCAACGGACCACTCCAAGGAGCAATCAAGTGGCTGACTAGCAATGATCCCATGCACTTTGAGATCGGAGCTAACGCCAGCAAGGTAGCATCAGTTGCAGCATCTCTCGGAGGTAGTACTCCACCACAACCAGGACCAACTCCAACTCCAGAAGATGAGGATGACATGAGGTACCAACTTGTGCGAGCCAACAGTGGCAACGGTGCGATCTTCGCTTACTGCCCTGGACGATTCATCCATGTGCCTGGCCAGACACATCTCACAATCGGAGATGCAACAGGTATCTGGGACTCCAAGAACATCAGGACTGTCGGACTCGGGGACCTCGATGTCCTCCGAGACAACTGCGTCGGCAACTCTCACGATGAGGGTCCGAACTCCAAGGGAGTCGACATCGTCAACGGACTCCCGTCCAACATCGCCAAGTAGAAAGAGTCACATGCCAGTTACTCGACAGGATCTACGCAATCGTTTTGGATTCCACTCCAAGAGTCGTGACAACAATGCAGGTGAACATGAGGTAGTCCGACAGGGCTGCTATCTGTTGGCAGAACAACTCATCGAAGTCGTACCTGACGGTAGAGAGTTGGCATTGGCACTCACGAACTTGGAACAGGTGATGATGTGGTCCAACGCGGGCGTGGCAAGACAAGACGGACAGCCAGATCCGACAGGAGGGAGAAAGAGTACAACTACTACACTGCCCGGCGGGAGAACGATGAGCGACAGAGAACTGCCGGAGCAGTAGAAGAACCGACAGGTGGTGCGCAGTGTGATCCAGTACCTGTCGTGGTACCTGAACAACGGAAGTCAACAGCTAATAGATATGGCGTTTACTTTCCTAGGATTCCAGTGCGGGAGGATGCTTGCACAGTGGACTACAATGAGGCAGAGTCTGCGTTCATGGCAGAGGCTCAGCAGGACATCGCAAGAGATCTCGCTCGCTTCTATGATGACAAGATGTTACGGTATCCAGTCCGTAAGGTTCGCAATTATTCTGTTGACTCTTACGGTTCTGGTATTTGTCCCTACTGTCATCAGCCGTACTGGGTTCCTTTCTGTCGGCCAGTCGTCAGAGTCGAAGAGGGACCAAAGCACTTCGACTTCCCTGCAAGTACAGTTGTGGACGCCAATCCCAACAGGGCAGAGCTAACTGAATGAGTATGGCCGGGCCAGAGGTTACAGTCACCCCCCTCGGACTGTGACCGGTGTCGTGGATCTGGGAACGGGAGTGGTACCCCGTACACACTGTCAACTAGGAGAGTCAATGGTTCAGTGGACAACTAAGCAAGACGATACAGAGTACGGTTGGTTCAAGGGTAAGGTCTGTGTCTGTGACAGATCAAAGATCTACCACAATGGATTCAACTGGGAAACGATGAACGAGTTCAAGAGTCCTCCAGTCTGTGCAACGTGTGGCCTATGGGCCAACAGAGTCATGTGGTGTGTCAAGTGTGAGAGTCGATACTATCAGTTCTTCATGCATACTCGGATGGGTTATCATGGTCCGCCCATCAGAGGATGGTACTGCTGGAACTGTTTGGAGAAGTTCTTTCCTCCAGTAGTAGAGTCCTCCGCTGCTAAAGGTAGGACTCCAATACCTCCACCACAGATGGTCTTGCCGCCTGGGTATGAGATCTATGTACCCAAGCCACTTGTTTGGGGATAACTTGTGCCAGTTGAACGGGAACTCTTCGACTTCTTCGATAAGATCCTAGGGCAAACAGAAGGTATTCTTCGCATAGCAACAAGAGATAGTGAAGAGAGGTTCAAGACTACACTCTTTGCCTGGCCTGAGAGAGCAGACAGAGTCATCCGACTAGTGAACGATTCAGTAGCTGAGAACAAGGAAGTCTACTTCTCACCTGATCTGTTCACGACAGAAGCAATGAGGCAGAAGAAGTTTACCAAGGATCTAGTCAAGGGATCTAGTGTCATCTGTCTAGACTTCGATGGTAATGCACCACAAGATGATGCCTGGTATGGAGAGCATGACCTGCCTCTGCCAAGCATCCGAGTACAGACTAGCTCTGTCGGAAACCAACACGTCTACTGGAAACTCAGTGAGTTCGTAGAAGATGTCGACAGGCTAGAGAACATGCGTCGCACTCTCACCTACACAGTGAAGTCTGACCCATCAGGCTGGGATGCGGGACAGTTACTCCGAGTCCCATACACTACCAACTACAAGTACGGTAAGCCTGACGATCATACCTATGATGTATTCATTGAAGAGGACTCAGCCGACAGGGTCTATCCGACAGGGACCTTCCACACTACAGAGGACTTCCGACCACTAGTTGGTAGTCTCATCGACAGGGACTCACTTCCTGATCTCAGTGATGTCTTGATGGACAACACATTCGTCCCAGGATTCAAAGAGATCTTCAAGAAGATGCCTGACCCGAACACTCGTAGCGATGCTCTGATGAGAGTGGCTTACGATGCGGCGGAGTCTGACCTCTCTAACGAACAGATCTATGTACTGTTAGTAGATGCTGATGATAGATGGGGAAAGTACAAGCACCGTAAGGACAGACATCTTCGGTACTTCGACATCATCGAGAGAGCCAAGGCTAAGTATCCCCACGGTCCCATCGAGATCAGCATTACGGATGAGATCGACACAGATTACCAGAGAGTCTATGACTACGATGAGTTGATGTCAGCAGACATACACATCGAGTGGTTCTTCGAGGGACTCCTGTCGACACAAGGCTACGGGATCTTAGCGGGACAACCGAACATCGGTAAGACACAGATAGCCATACGCCTGTCGGTTGCCTGTGCCTTGCAGCTAGACTTCCTAGGTTGGAAGAACAGATCCACCAGACCTATGACTGTCTTGTTCTACTCATTGGAGATGGCAGCACCACAGATCCAACACTTCTTCAATCAGATGACAGACCTGGAAGACCACAGAACAGAGTTGAAAGAGCATCTCAAGGTTGCACCAATCGCAGGACTGCTGGACTTCACCAGTGAGAAGATGTTGAAGACAGTACAAGCAGACATCGACAGGTACCATCCTGACATCATCATCATTGACAGCCTGTCGATGGCAGTCAGTGAGTCTTTGAACGACAGCAAGACAGCAATGAACTTCAACGCAGTCATCAAGTCAATACGCAAGAATGCCAAGTGTGCAGTAGTCACCATTCACCACAGCAAGAAGTCGCAAACTAACAAGTCAATGGTCGGAGACTTGGATGACCTCTATGGATCCAGGTTCATCACGGCCGAAGCAGACTTCGTCATAACGTTCATACCTACATTCGACAACGATGATTCAGACTTCGATAAAGATCCGATGAAAGCCATAACCAAACAGTCAACAGACAAGCCAGCCACAGGTATCAAAGCCATCAACAGTAAGATCCGTTTAGGTCCCTGGGTACCTAGTATAGATCTGGTACGCACACCTACTCTTGACTTTGAGGAACGTGATGCTGCTCTTTCAGGACTTAGCCAAGGAAAGCATAGCTCTAGAAGTAGTTCGGAAGTTGGCTTCGAGTTCCCTGATAGCAATTGATACGGAGACTAATGGACTGGACATCAGAGACGGAAGAGGTATATGCTACGGGGTGTCTCTTGCCACTCCTTATGCAGCCTTGTATCTGCCCTTCCGACACACTAACCAACCTGAGCAGAACTACGATCTCCGACAGTTCCTACCATTCCTTCAAGAGATCCTCGACAACTCCACAGTCATCTATCACAACGCCAAGTTCGACATCCTGTCGCTGGAAACTCTGGGGCTTAAGGCCCGCCGCCGGAAGTTCGTAGACACTATGGTTCTGTGTCATCTGGTAGATGAGAACAGACCATTCCAAGGCAAGAGTCTTGATGCCTGTACCAAGATGTACCTAGACGACGGGGGAAAGAGGAAGTCAGATGAGTACGTCGGACTACTTAAGATCCTGGGTTACGCCAAGATGCCAGCAGACTGTACGTCAGAGTACGCTACGTGGGACGCATGGCTTACTTATCAGTTGTATCAGAAACTCCTACCCAAACTCAAGGCCGAGAACTTGGGGGACATGTGGGTACACAAGGCCAAGATGGTCGACAGACTCATCAGCATGGAGGGACACGGAGTATCTATAGATCAGCCACTCTGTGAAGAGATGTCCGACAGGGGTCGGTACTGGATGGAGAAGATTCCAGCACAGCTAGATGGACTCAACCCAGCCAGTAACAATGACTTGCAAGTCCTACTGCTGGACATTCTCGGACTCCCTGTCGTGAAGAGAACTCCCAAGGGTAAGCCATCCTTCGACAAGTACGCTATGGAAGTGTACGATGAACTCTTAGAGAACAGCAAAGACCTAACAGCGAAGAGAGTCACTACCTTCCGTGGATGGCAGAAGTCAACAACCAG